TACTGGTTCCGTAAGTACTAGAACCAGCCCGTCAGGTACAATGGGGCGGGCATCCTACTTTGGGTGCTCGCCCTTCTTGCATGAGGTAAGACATGAATCTCGGTGAAATGCGTGACATGGTCGGAACCATTCTGGATTACGACCCGGAAGTACAGACCTACCAGGACGAGGTCACAGACGTAATCAACCAGATCTACATGGACTTCTTCAGCGACCGCCGCTGGCAGTTCGGGCAGAAGTTGGTGAACCTGACGGCACGGGCTGACCGAACGATAGCAGCGGGTGGCTACAACGGGGGATCGGGTACGCCAACTTCCGATATCTTGATTCAGACCGCAACCAACTTCTTTGAGAACTGGATGGAAGGCCAGGTTATTTCAATAACAGGCGGAACCGCGATCCCCGCCTCTCCAACTGATACGCAGGTTCGTTCTGAATACAACATCCAAAAGGTAGTAAGCGCGACACAGGCACTACTTGGGTCTTCTGCGTTTAGCACCACTCAAAGCGCCAATGGAGACGCCACCTTTACCGTCAAGAGCAGGTTCCTCGACCTTCCATACGACACCATTGCAATCATGTCGCTGGGTGTGCGAGACATCTTCTCGGACACTGGCCCATACGCCAACCTCACCAAGCACTTAGATGAGCTACTCGATGTAGACATCGACCAGACGGGGCGTCCTACTGATTGGATTCGGTATGAGGATGAGACAATGCCTCACCCAAGGGTGGCCCCAACGCTGGTCATTTCTGCCGGTGCGCCCGCCGTACCCCTCGCTGGAACATATCAAATCAAGTACACATATATCCATAGAGGAAACGGGCGAGAAAGCGCTCCATCGCCAGCCTCTATCGCTACTACCTACACCGGCGGTCAGCGTGCCGATGTTGCGGATATGCAGGACTCTGGAGCAAACAGTGGTTTGTACAAACAGATCTATGTAAAGACGCCGGAGTCAACGGCTTATTATGCAGTTACAAACGCCCTTATTGATGAGGCAACAAAGACTGCTACAGGCTTGGCGGTTTCTGCTTCTTACCTAACGTCGTCACAGCGTGCCCCCGAACACGCTGGTCACCTGATGCGCGTTCGCTTGTATCCACGCCAAAGCACGGACCTGAAGGTCCAACTCCGCTATCTCTATCGTCCACCCATGATGCTGGATGACGCTGACGTGCCTCAGTTCCCGAGCGCACACCATCGCTACTTGGTCTACAGGGCCTGCCAGGAGTTGTTCGTCAAGCACAGCAACCTTCAGCACTCGGAGATGTACCGGCGCAAGGCAGACAAAGAACTCTTCAAGATCCAACAACGCCATCTGACTGAGGGACCGACCTCGTGGATCAAGCGTGGTTATAGGGAGACTGAGCTTTACACGGCACCGACGCCAAGCCTTACCACACTGGGCTAAACATGAAGACGCGCCGCAAGACAGAAGTTGTATTTCTGAAGGGAATCGACCAGAAGATTCCACCAGCGGAACAGACTGCTCAGAAGATTGTCAACTTCACCGTGGACCCCAGGACTGGCGGGTGGGATTCCCGCATTGGCTACGAGAAGTTCCAGACATCTGCGCCTCTCTATGGCCCATTCAATGATGACACGGAGATCTTCAGCACGTATGCCTGGCAGACCCAGAACGGTGCTATCCAGTTCTACCTGTACGAGAAGTTTGTCCCATCGGGTGGTGCAGACACAGGGCTCAACCAACTCTGTTCTGTCTGGGGAAACCCCGCTGTAGAAACCAACTTCAGAGAGTGGTTTACCGGGCTTATTCGTGGCGGAACAGACCAGCCGGGCGTGAACTATGTGCCTTATGGGCGCTTTCTGATTGTCATGAACGGGCAGAACCGCCCCATTAGAATCGACTCACGCACTGGTGAGGGGCTTCAGATGGGCTGGTCTGATAGGCCAAGCGCCCTCGACCCATGGGCCGTTGACCAAGATGATAGCAAGTCGTCGTCTTCTACTGGTATGCCAATCTTGGATTATGGCAGCATTCAGGGAGTCAGTGGTATTGCATCCTCTGGGAAGCTGGAGCTTTACGCAAACTCCTATGGGCTTGGGTATCCAAAGAAAGACTCTGTTAACTCTTACCGCTGGAAGGTTTCCTTCATTAGCGACAGCGGCTCTGAAAGCCCAATGTCTTCCGCGTCTGATGCTTTGTCATGGACGACATCAGATAGCGCCGTAGACCCAACAGGCGCGACGGGTTGGTATATTGCGCCTACTAATATACCGGGCGAGTTCGATAACCGGAGGCAGGCTGTCTTCTTAGAGGGTTTGCCTGTCGGGCCTGTTGGTACAGTAGCCAGGCGAATCTATAGAACACGCAACCTGGGTGAGTTTGAGACTGGAGATGCCGCCAACTATGACGCGGGCATCATTGGTGACCACGAGGTCTACTACTACGTGGGTCAGGTCAACAACAACTACGAAACCAACTACGTGGACTACACGGCCGACACCTCGCTCGTAACGAACGCCCCGCTGGACTCCGACTCCATTCCCTGGCCGACCCCATCCCCCAGCTATGGCGCTTCTTTTTACAGCCGTCTCTTCATGGATGGTGGACCCGGTGACCAGTTCCGCATCTACTACAGCAACCCCAACCAGCCTGAATCATTTGGTGCCCTGAGCTACTTTGACTATGGCTCAAGAGAGGGTGGTGCCGTCACTGGGCTGCATGTGTACAACTCTCAACTGCTGGTGTTTCGCGAGCGGGCCATTGATGTCATCAGGCCCTCCATGGGGCAGTTCATCACAGTGCCGTTTGTGCAGGGCATTGGAACCCAGGCCCATGACACCATCACCACCATTCCCAACCTGGGCGTTATCTTCTTAGGCAATGACGGCATCTACCTGATTGCTGGCACCAATGAAGGTGGCAGCAGCCTGAACATCGAGCGCATCTCCGACCCCATTCTGGGCACTATTGAGCGCATCAACAAGTCCCTTATTAGCCGTTCCTGTGCGGCATACTCCTCTACCTGGGAAGAGTGGCACTGCTACGTACCGCTGGACGGAAACGACAAGCCGAACCTGGGCATTGTCCTGCACACCAACAAGGTTGCATGGAGCACCAGGGAGGGCTTTCCCGTGGGCTGTTTGACTACAGACCTGGATGGGAACATTGTCTTTGGTAACAAAGATGGGAAGCCGGACGGCTGGGTAGTTCCACAGCACTACGAGGCGGGGCTGTTCGTCATAAGCAAGAAGCGCATTGGCGGGTACACCGTGGCGGGAGATCCTCCTGTTACAACAGTAAAGCCGCCGCTCACATCCACCTACAAGACCTCGTGGATGGACTTTGGATACCCGGCTCAGAAGAAGTACGTGAAGTACGTCTACCTTTACGTGATGACTGAGGGTGACAACACCATCCCCATCACTTACTTCAAAGACTATTCCACCACAGGAACGACAACTGTAGGCCGCAAACTGCAACGGCCAGAGTTCCCCGATCAGGTGGTATACGACACAGCGGTGTGGGACTCAGCCGCCTGGACTGAAGGAATGCTTACGGAGATCCGCTATCCCGTAGCGAACGAAGCAGTCAGTCACTTTGCCTTTGAAATCAGCACCACAGAAGACATCATTCTCCTGGGCTATGCGGTAGAGTATGAAACGACGAATCTACAAACCGCCAAAGGGAAGATGTCATGAGCTTCAAATATACGAAGCGTGATCTGCGGCAGGCCAATCTGGTGGAGGGTCCAGAGTTCGACCTTCAGTACAACGAGTACAAGGGCGTCATCAATGGTGGCTTAGACCACATGAACCTGCCGTCTCAGGCTGGGGCCATCACTGATGCCCATATTGCCAATCAATCCATGATGCGCTGGACCGTCAGCAGCAATCAGTTGGTAGCGTTGGATAACGAGCAAATCAATCTCGGAAATGTCTACTCACAAATAGTGGCAGACGGTGGCGTGTTCTACGAAGCCGTCACCTTTGATGTGTACCAAGGTCAATGGATAGACAATACCCAGGCCATCACCATTGACTGTCAGGAGGGGATGCTTCAGATATTCTTCAACTGCTGGTACTGGATGAACTGGGTGGACGCAAGCAATCCGATTACCGGTGGCCCATGGGTTGAGTTTAGACTCCAACTTGATGACAACACCATTGCCTTTACTGGGCGGAACTACAAGACGCGTGGCAACTGCCACATGGTGGCGACTGTACCCGTAGCCCAGATGACTGGTGGCAGGATTACTTTGGGTTGGCGCTTTCCCGGCCCAAAGGATGGTGGAGCAAAGGACGTTCCAATGATGTGGTTTGATGGTGGAACCATGTTTGCACTCAACAGGTTCAGATAATGGCAAAGATAAAGAACGACAATATCGGTACGCCAGGCACAACCACGAACGCTGTTTCAGCGAACGCCAAGTTCACAGACATTCAGACAGCCACCACCACCTCGTTGAGTCGTCTGAACATCAAAGCTCAGGGCGTTGACCTACCCAACATCTCTTCTACTGGGCTCGTTCAGGACTTTAGAACGTACCATAATGGCGGCTATGGCCCTCCAGGCGGTCCTCCCTGGGCTATTGTAAACGACGGAACTACGGCCGTGCCGCTTATCGATCCAGCCGTACCCGCCCAGATTGCCCAGATTGCCTACGGAGCCGGAATCACACTGGTGGCTGGTGATGTGCTACGCATTCAGTTCACCGTAGGATTGGAGAGTCATAACGCTGGAGGGGCCGGTACTACCCTTCCAGACCTTCAG